TTCAATTTTGCGTTGACCTTTGAGTACAATTCTTGATACATGCTACCAGTTTCACCTATTAACTCAGAACTAGACAAAGTCTCGGTCGAATTGCCTTTACTTTCTATTTTAACTGTAAAGTTTGGACCCTTCAGCGGTATAGTTTTTATCTCTCTTTTTGTAAAATAGTAAGTGTTCTGTACGACTGGGGCAGACGCAAACATGTTAACTATCCATAACATGGATCCCACGGATGTTAAGTTGTCCAGTGGAGATGATAGTTTTACTATCAATTTGCTGTGAAATTTCGGATCTTGTGATTCAATAAACTTCGAGTTCATCACAGGAAGCATCTTCCCGTTTCCAAAATTCAAGTAGTTTTTAAAATAACCAACCAATAAATTATTATAATTGGTTTCTATTTTGGATATTACCGGAAAAAATATTAGTGAATAATATATGTCAGACAGAAATTTAACTATATCTTGATACGAGTCTGGTCTATAAGCATTGATCGCGGCCAATTCTTTTTCTACGATGAAAGCAAATAAAGAATAATACACATCTTTCAATTCTTGAAATGAAACGATTGTATTATAATTTTGATGCAACCAATTATAAAATTGATCATAAATTCCGAGAATGTCTCTGTTATACATTCCCGCAGTCAATTGATTTTCTTTTTTGACGCCGTAATATACGTCCGTTATAAATTTTATAGCGTCAACATTTTGCTTAAGCCCATAATAAAAAAGAAAATCGTTTGCACCGCTCGTATTTTGGTTTTTTGCGTAGTAATATATGTTATAAATCTCGGCAGATTCTAACGCCCCAACCAATTGGTCTAACACTTCTTTTACCTGCAACTTTCCAGTGGAAAAAGAATCAAACTCGCGCAATAACTCAACGTCACTCTCGCTGGTACTGCTTCTCAAGCTCGTTGGTATTATGGATATTTCCGTTCGCGAAGGAGATATTTCATCTATCATCAAACGCTGTGAAGAATTAAACGAGCTACCAACCAAGTCTCTGTTTAACTGTATTCCTATCTTATAATTTCCGTCAGTTATAGAAAGTTTTTCAAGTTCCTGTGCTAAGTTTATCAACACAGATTGCGTATCCTTCCCAGATATAACCAAATCTGTTACAAAATATTCGTGACTATATGTCACTGGTTTGTTTCTGACATCATAATAAGACCCTGTAACTGATTTATAAATTCCACTTGGTTTTATTATAGATCCTGTGATTAGTGTATCGTCCAACGCATATACGCTAACATCGAAATAGTCTTTGTCCGATTTTCCGAATGGAAAACCATACACTTCGGCACTATCTTTTATGTAGTCCCAAGTATCTTTTTCAATATACGACCCAACCGTCAAAGACGATGTAGATGGTATTGTATATTTAATGTTTTCTAAATTCATAGTTCCGTGAATGCAACTGAGTATTTTGTTTCTACTTTTACACTATTTGCTTGGGTATTTTTTAATGGAATCGTAACTGCGGACACGAACAATGATGCCGTATTTTCCAATATTAAATTTGCAGACTCGTCTATTCTTGGTTGAATAGATCCACTTGAATACAAGTGCAGAATATCATCCTGAGAATAATTGGATAAATATGGATTTACATTCATCGCGAAATCTTGAATGGCGTAGGAATATCAAATGTCATTATAGATCCGCTTTGCTCGGATCTTATTTGAACCTTGAAATATCTTTCCTGTGGCAGTCCACTTGTATCTAACATGAAGTAATTTCCATGCGAATCAAAACTCAGTTGTGTGTATGTGTCGTATGGTATAACATCTTCTTCGGACTCCGCGTCTTTTATCACGTAATAACTGGATGAAGGTAGATAATATGGATACAAATAATCCGAGAATCTTTGAATATCGTTTGGTCCTCTAGCAAAACTCTTTACTGGGTAGCGCTTTCTCGGAGTAATATCCATTCTAAGTATTGATCCGTACTTATACTCTTTCGACATGTTTTTCATGGACACAACCGCGTCTCGTATTTGAATTGGGTCTGCACTTGATGTATTAAAACCTGGCTGCGCCCAAGCGATTTGTGAGTCGGCCCAAGCAACATCTAAGTATGGTGAATATATGGTATTGGTCTCCTTGGAGAAGAAGCGCAACGTTCCGTAGTCTACGGAACTTGTTTCGTCGCTGTGCATCACTATTAGTCCATTGTTGATTACGGTATTTGACAACCAAGCGTTCACGATCTTTGTTACATCCATACGAACATCGGACGATTGGTAGTAAAAAGACTGTGAACATGCCAAGCCTCCGGTGATTGGGGCTACTGGCGGTGTCGGTGCGGCGGTTGTGGTTGTACTCGGACAGTCCGGATATAAATCATAAGGATTTGAATTTACAAATGGCGGTTCTACATACCCAGATCCGGATCCAATTAAACTTCCAGAAACCCACCAAACGCCGCCGCCTTGACAACTTGAAATGGACCCGCTGTACCAGTATTGTGATTGACCGTCTCTAAATTTCCAACTTACTCCATCTGAGTAATCGTTTTCGTCAAATTTATAACCGGTTCCCATTTGCCAAGATTCTGACACAGGATACGCGGCGAGGGTGTATGCGGTTGGGACTTCAACAGATTCACAAATTTTCAAATTCAAGTAGAATTTTGGACTTATAATTTGTCCACATGCTATTGACTGCGATATTTGAGTTAGGTCAAAGTATAACAACGCTCTAGTTAAAACCGACCCCAAGTTACCTTCGGTGCTTCCGCAAGCATAATAACTAGTTCTTTTTTCAACCTCAAGTATCTCATCCAAGCCAGTATTCTTGAACATTAAAACTGGGTTACTCGAAATAAATGCGTCTTTGGTTGGATATAAAAAGTAATGCATGGCTGTGATTAATACTATATAAATATACAACCCGCCAAAAAAATATACATTCTAAAGGCGAATGCTAAGATATTATAAAACTTTTCCGACAATATCCTTGGTTGGGTATTTTACTTCAAAAACCGAAGGATCGAGTGAGGGGTAGATTATCTTGTCCACAGTTGCGCTTTGGATGTCATATTCGTATTGGGAATAATCACCGTTGCGCAAAGTCAAATTTTTTAACTTCAAATAATTTACAGACTGCACCCCATCGACTCTACTAATTTCCAACTCCAACCTACTAAGGTTTATTGGTTGGCAGAATTGCGCGTTGTCTATGTCGAAGTATTCTTGTACCTTGGTCAAACAATTGGTCAATACGTCCCTCTTGTTGTAGTTTTTATAAACTATTATTCCAAAATCTACGCCAATGTTTATGATATACCCATCTATTATATTCACAGAATCCGTTAACATCCTATATTGGTTAAGGTAATTTTTTAAATTTTCTTGTATTGCTAGATTTGATATTATCAGCTTCTTTTGGCTGTTATAACAGAGTATATAAAGATTCACCGCGAAAGGATTGTAGTTCTTTTTTGACGTATCTATACTTTGATCCGCTATTGCATATGCCTTTGCAATAGATCCGTATTTCGATGGCATTGCATACGATCTAATTATATAGTCCTGTTGAGTCACTGCTCGGTTTTGTGCAGAATGATTGGCTAGAGCGTTTGTTCTTATACTATCATTCGATTCACTGCCCATTCCACCAACCGCCGGTACAGGATTGTTAACTTTTATAGAACGTCTTACGGTACTTGTGAGATTTTGTTCAAGGTTTGGCAGTTCCGTTATATCTCCAAAGAATTCAACGGATGTTACGTTTGTTATAGAATTGGCATTTACATTACTCGCAACACCGCCACCGGTGACATAGCGTATCGTCAATGTCGTGTTTGCGGGTGCTTGGCCGTATGACTTTGACGACAAGAAATTAGCAGGATCGTATGATACATTTTCGGTTCTGAATAACGATTGATTAGAAACTGTGTTTACGTTCGGAATTATTATCTCGTCGTCTTTTACATTTGTTCCCGCGCCAAATTCTATAAAAGTTGTATCATCCGCGTTTGTACCGGTCACGAATCGCCTTGATGTTCTTAAAAACTTTATCAAAAACGGCGCAGTGTCTCTATATGCAGACATTACCATATCGTTTTTGAATATGTTTTCCGAGTCTATGGGGACCATATCTTGCGCCAAATACTCAGTTTCATACCAACGGTTTCCATCCGAATCATATATATCCATTATACCAATCACGTTGGTTTCTGCCAACTCTACTCTGTAGAATGAAGTTGGATCCGATACACTGATTGTTTTTGTTGCAATCTGACCAGCAGCGGCGGCAACCGTCTTTTTCAATACATAAAATTCAGGTTGTCCAGACAAATTTCTTTGATATACGGATATTTCTAATGGATCATTTTTTGTGTCCACGGTAAAATCCACTGCGAAATTTGTTATAAAACTTACACCATTGTCGCTCAAGGCCGTCATACCAGGTTTTATTATTTGAGCATATACCAAATCGGGTACGATTTCACCGTTTTCATCGGTTTTAGCCGGTACCAATTGATAAACATCAAGTGAAGTCACAGACGGCGTCGATATCTTTACTCTGTAACCAAGTGATCGAGCGGAATCTACAATGTTTTGCCTTTCTTCCGAATTTACAAGCATCGATTCTTTGAATTGGTAATCTACGTAATACGATAAAACGTCGCCAACATACGCCGACATTTCTATAAACATCATACCCACCGAAGCTTCACTGAAATCTTTGTATGTATTTGGATAATATACCTTGGCGAAATCAACCAACGACTGTTTCAATTGAGAAAAGTCTTTATTTAGATATTTTACATCTTTTTTTGCCGGTTGAAATGATTTTTGCGTTTCTAATATCATATATTTCCTTGAGTGGCAACCAATGTAAGATTTTGCGGGGAAGTTATACCAACATTGTCCGCAGTGAAGATGACCGATATTTTTACATAATATCCATCTTTCTCCGCATCGGTGTTACCAACAGCAACACTTTTTATATTAACAAATGGTAACCATTGGTTTACATCTTTTTTTATAGCACTTTCTATAATTGTTTGCAATTCTTCGTTGTTAAAATTAAACAAAACGTCCCACAAAGATGAACCAAATTCCAGATTAAACCTTCTTTCCCCTTTTCTCGTGTTCAATAAAAGATATAGATTTGATTTTACTTGGTCAACTACGTCGAAACTTTGGTTAAAATAACCCATAGGCCCGTGGCTAATGGGAAAGGTCAATCCTATTGGAGTTTTTGCCGTAGTTGCCATTAATTATCTGCGTTTTTCTTCGATTTTCTTGTCCATTGCTTTCAATAGTGATCTGTAATCTTTTTTCAATGCGTTTGCCACGGCAGCAACTTCTTTGTTTTCGTTTAGCTGCTGTGGTGTGAGTTGTTGTATGATATCGACCGAACTTTGTATTGCGGATTCCGTTGGAACTCCGCCGGTGGTTTCGTTAAGCACTTGGTTCAGTATTGGATTTTTTGAGTATATTCTCTGTGGCTTTGGTGCAACTGTTGCAACCGGTGCTTCCAAGAACACCGCGACCTTGTTCTTAACCGGTTGCGGGGTTGGAACGGCCCTATTTTCCAATATCGCCGCAGAATTTTCCGACATTTTCTCAGCCAAAACTTCCATCAATAACTGTGGAAGTGCATTATTTACTTCTTCCTTTACCAAGGTTCTGATTATATCAACTAATTCGTTCTTTTTCATATATACTATAAATATAGAGTTGTTTTATTTTATTCCAATTTTGGGCACATTAAGTGATGTAGTTGCCGACTGTGCTTTCCCAGCCGCTGCTGCGACCGTTGTGGATATCACCGACCCACCGATAGAAGGCATTTGCGGTAATTTTGGTGAAAGTGATGCAATACTCGGCACCGATGGTAACGATGGTAACGAGGGTAGCGAGGGTAGCGAGGGCAATTTTGGTAAGGACGGCAGACCTTTACTAAATGATTTCACTATACCACCGATACTACCGACTGTATTTTGAGAAAATGTGGGTTTTTTAATTCCACTCATGATACCATCTAACCCAGCCGGTAGCTTTATATCAACCTTTGGAATTTCTATCTTTGGTACCGATAATTTTGGAATTTCTATCTTTGGTATATCGGGTATTGCAATTTTCGGAGCTTCTATCTTTGGTATATCCAGTTTCGGCATAGCTGGTATATTTGGCACGGACGGAACCGCTGGGATAGACGGCATGGACGGCAGTGCCGGTGCACTTGGAAGGGCCATAGTTGGAACTATGGGCGCTGCTACAGTTGGTATATCCAAACTTGGCATATTATTTTGTTTTTAATTCGCCGCCATCGTAGCCTGGCGCTCCACCCCCGCCAACTGTAAATACACGTGTACTCATCAATGATGGTAACTTATCTCTTAGATCTATGAGGTCCTGTTTCATTTTTTTTAGGGTACTGGCATACTCGTTCATCTTGCTTGCCCAATCCGGTCTAGGTGCAACCTGCACATCCTTGTCAGAATCCTTGTCATGAATATGCACCGCATGCCACTCTTCTGCTTGAGAAATCAACAAGTCCGTCTGAGCAATCATCCAGTTGCACAATTGATATACCCAAAATACGCTTGTTCTGCCTAAAAGAACAGGCTCGTCCGCATCGTCGAATGCCCCCAGATATATCTTTGGAGAATTGATTGTAGTTTTGTCGTTTGTTGTAAGGATTATTTGCTTGTGCGCGTCTACAGTAAACTCGTCGTCTGTAACCATAGCCAATCTCTTTTTTGAGAAATGGAAAGTTTCTTTTGCGCGTGATGAGAATATAAGTCTGTCGCTGTTTATAACAACTTGATCCCCGTCTAGAGTTGGGTATTTAAAATCAGTCGCTCCATCTGGAGAAAAATTTGGCTGCTCTTGTTTTATATCCGATTGAAACAAGACTTTATTGCATGTAGTTATGAATTCCGATATTGTCTTACCGGAAGTCATGTGTATAGAAGATCCATCTTGGTTGATAGATTCTGTTACATATCCTTTGGCCGTAAATCCGGGATTTCTTCCTGGAGATGGAGATGTAGAGACCGTTGCTTGTCTATTTCTCAACAGCGTGTATGGATTTCCACCGTTTTCCGCATATTCACCTAGTCCCTTATCTATGGTTCTATTGTCGTCATATGCACCAAACCGTATCGAAGAACCAAACCTAGATTCGAGAGATAGATCACCCTCATACTTTTTCAAGGTTCTTATCTTGGGATTGAATTTGAAGTAACTTCCCAGAACTCCTTCGTAATTTGCACCGCCCGATGCATTCATCTTCGATCTCGGTCCAGACATCGGTGAATCCGGTTGACCAGAAAATTCATCAAAATTTTCTTCAACTAGGCCAGCCCTGCGTTCTATTGCGAAGTCCACACTCGCGTTTGCTAGACTCTTTAAGTTAATTTTTCTAGTATAATAATAGTTGTCCAAGTATTTTACAACCGATACAACTTCGTTTAACAGTGGATATTCTATTATACCCGTATTTTCTAAAGGCAATGCCCAGAATAGAGTCTCTTTCCTCTGTCCTTTTTGGCTATAGTAAAATCTAAACTTGATTCTACCTATCCACGAGTAATCGTATTGTTCCACAAGTGGATCGCCGCCGGTTATGTCCGGAGGAAAATCCATTACGTCCGTATATTGTTCCTGAAATACAGGATGTTCGCTATCAAGTATTATATCCAATACAACCGCTGGCTCAAATTCGTAGAATTCAATCTTGTCGTGTTTATATTCACGCACAAATCTCTGCGATGCAAGTTTATCTTCTTGTATTCGAGCAGATTCAAAATTTTTCTTGATCTTTTCGTATGCCATTATTTTTTATTTTTTGACGGTTTGTCTACCACTTCCATCGGTTCTTTGGAAGCCGCGACCACTTGTTCCACACTCGCCATCAACTGTTTTCTCTCTTCGTCAGTCAAAAGCATGTTACCAGAATCATCCCCACCCGCCTTACCCGCCATCAATCTCTGAATTATCGCAGCCAATTTAATAAGCTGCTCGTCATTTCTTACACCGACATCAAAATACTCTTTTAGTAAAGGAACAATCATGGTTGCGTCGTTGATAGTTTTTATCATTTCCCGCAAGTCGGTCACCAAAATGTCCAAAGTGTTTTTCTTCTCTTCTGAATTCTTTACAATATCTTTGCAAAGATCAGAGAAATTCTTACCCTTGAATATTTCAAAATCATTTTCCATTGTATATAAATAGTCCAATACCCCTGTTTTCAGAGATATTGGCTATGTAGATTTTTACTTATTATATTAAGACAGCGAAGAATTTATGGTGCCTTTAGAGAAATATTGGTCTGCTATTTCTTTCTGCGCATCTTTCATTCGGTTTATTACTTTGGTTATATGTTGTGTCTGACACCCCGCAATATCCCTGATATACAAATAAAGAGCTTTTTTATTGAAAACGTCTATTCTACCACTATTTCTGAATATCTCTATGACCGCGTTTGCAATCTCAAGATCTCGGTCTTTGGTAAAATATTTGTTTACGTTGTTATCCCAAAAATCAACCATAAGTCCTATAAACTCTTTTACTTCGGTATCTCGCTTCTGGTGCTCCGGTTCGATTACAAATTCCCCCGAGTCGCTTGGGTGTTCACATATCTCAATATGTTTTTTAAATCTGCGGTAATTATTATTGTTATCTAGTATGAACCAATTCTTTGCAACTATTGAAAAATAACTAAACGCTTTTCCTTTACCCGCTTCAAACTTGTCTATGTTCGCCACCATATGAGATATGGCTTGTTTTTGAACTTCCAACGGGCTTACGTCCGAATAACTAAATTTGAATGTGTTATATACGTTTTCTGCTATTTTTTCAAATGCATATTGTATTTTCTCATTATAAATTTTATTTTTTTCCGGCGCATCCGTTGCCAAATTGTATTCGATTATTCCTTGCTCAGTTTCGCGAGTAAAATATACGTTTGGTCCTGTTTTTTCCGCAACTACCACTGCTACTGTGGGTTCAACTATATCCGGCACCACGGGTTTAATTTTTTTTGTATTTTTTAAAATAGGTTCTTTTTTTACCTTTTTTGTTTCTTTAGAAATCGGTTTACGATTTGATTTCGTTACTTTCAGTTTTAATTTTTTCTTCATATTTTACTTTACTGTGTCATTGAATTCTTTTGTTATTCTGACAACTTCCGAAAAAACAAAACCGACATCGTCGTCTTTCTCGAATAGATTTTTGTCATCAACCATTTTTAAGCGATCATATAAAGATTCGGACTCCGCTTTAAACTTGTCTACCCATTCTTCATATATCTCAACTTTTTTTATTAAGTTAAAACATGCGTATGAAAGAGATGCGACGACCACCAGCAATAGGGTAATTATTGTAACGATTAAAATATCCATATTATTCTTCGTTGGTTTCAGTGGAATCAACAGTCCTGCCGTTGTCGTATCCCAACTCTTCGTTTATTATTTCCAATGCCTCTTCGACGTTAATCCATTTTCTTTCGTCGATGGCGTTTAATAAGATTTCTCGAATTTCTTCAAGAATATCTGGGTTTATGTCCGAATAATTTGATTTTTTACTCATATGATTTTCCAACCGTCGTTTACTAATTCCAAAGCCTTCTTATATTTTATATATTGAGTTTCCCCGTTTTTTTCTACTACAACCTTATCATTTCTTCCATGTTTTATTACTTTTAATGGGGCGACCTCCACTTTTACGCCGTCGTCGGTCATCAAAACACCGTTTAGATGGTCTATCTCATGTTGAATACACACAGATTCAAGTATACCGTAATCATGTGCAAACGATTCTTGTGTTATTGGTTCTACGTCCGGCCCAAATGGTATTGGGTTTGCGTGATTTAAAGTAGACACAGTTACTTTTAGACTTCTCGTTGTACGAGTTTGTTTACTTGGCAAACTCAAACATCCTTCGACGTATTGGACCCTCTCCGAACTTCTGTCTGTGATCGTTGGGTTGATTAGAATGATTGGCGGCTTGTCTTTTTTAACCCGAACAACGGACACGCTCTTTAGGATTCCAATTTGGTTTGCCGATACCCCTATGGCAAATTTTACTTCATCGAGAACCTCAATCAGCTTAGCTGCAATTTCTTCACCTTCCTGTAGTGAAGAAACCGGTTCAGTTTTTTTATGTAGATAGTCTTTGTCTTTAATTATTTTATACTTCATATATAGATATGTAATAAGATGCTTACATAGATATATACATTAAAAAGTTTATGTCAACATATAATAAACAATTTTTACGACGGGCGACTGAAATGTTCGTAGTCCCGCATCTGTACATGCGACGGCGGTAATGGTGCTCTCCGCTTTAATTTTTCACTATATGGATCCGGTTGTACTGTAGTAGTTGTTTCTTCTATAATTTCTAACGGCGTACTTGTAGTGGTTGTCTCCGTTGTAGTCGTTTCAACTATATTATCTACAACTTCCATTGCGATTGGTATTCCTCCATCGGCTTGTTCTTCTGCGATAACAACTTGGGGACTTAGAGTGGTCGTGGTAATATCAACCGGATTTTTTTCTTTCGAAGTCGGGGCTGACAGTAACGACGGTACCGTTTTCTCTTTTTCTTTTTGAACCATTATATTATATGCTAGAACTAAAACGACAGCTAGTGGATCAAATACAATCATTATCATCAATATAAAATAATTCACGGCACTATCCAGAGGGATATTTAGATTTTTAGCTATAAATTTAAAAGTACCAACGTCCGTGTGTATAATTTTTTCTTTGGCTTGATCATTCTGTTCGTGTAATTGTTGTATAGTGACTTGGCTATTCAGTATCTTGTTTTTATTTTGTTCTACCATCTCACCTCTTTTGATATTCAAGGCCACAATTTTTTCGTCACATTCTTTATTATATGAAGAGATAACAACCACGGTGTCCGAATTTTCTTTTTCCAGTAGTTTTATATTGTTTTCGAGATCGGCACGTTGCGTTTTTGCACGCAACTCTATAGCTGAAACTCTATCGTTATATTCTTTCACTTGATCGGCGTATTGGTTACGCAACTTGTCTATTCTATCTTGAGAAGATTTCATTTGTGCATCTATAACATCGCGTTCTTTCTTTTGAAGATCTTTGGTTTCTCTTGCTTTGTCCATTCCATTCTTTTTAAACAAGTTACCACTCCCCTCGTCCATCCATCTTTTTACTTCTTGGTCCAATATTTCAAGTCGAGCATTGTACATCTTTATTTGTTCTAACTCCTTGGTGGAGTCGGAATCCAATGATGCTTTGGAAACTTCGAGTGCTTGTTTAGCAGACGCGATGTCACCGGAAGCGTCCTTGTTGCTGTTTTCAGATGATCTTAGCTTTTCTATCTGTTGATTTCTCTGTGCGATTAACTGTAGTCTTTGATCAACAAAGTTTTTTCTATTTTCATTTACATCAGCTATTTCATTTTGGTTGTATGTATCCGTCTTCAGTTCCGATATCTCTTTGCCGATGTCGTCTATCTTACCGGTATTAAATTCTATCTGACGCTCATACCCCTGCACACTCAGTGCCGTTTCTGTGTATCCGGCACTTAGATACCCGTATATCCCGATTGAGTTTATACCCATCAACAACAATGTCGCAAGCATTAAGTAGATTCTCATCCAAATGCTTATGTCGTTCCATTTTTGTTTCAGAAATGTAGCGGCGACCAGTTTACCAATTTCCAGTGCGATGCCCATCACTATTATCGAAACTCCACCGCCAACGAAAAGCAGTGTTAGACCGACGATACTGAAATAAGCACCACACACCGCTATGATAATCGCGGTCAATAATACAAAATACGCTAGTAATTTCATTCGTTATATAATAGTTGGATTGATGTATATAATAAATAGTATATATACATAAAAAACAGATGTAGTAACAAAAAACAACCCTCGAC